CCGTAATGGAGAACCCGTTGCATCACTGGGCGCTCCATCCGAAGCCGTAATCGTCGTTACAAGTAGTGACATCGCAAGGTCGAGGATTGCTTGCCTCTCCCAAAGCGCGCCACGCTCAGGTAACAACCACTCCATGAAGCACGTATGATCATACGCTTTCGTAGGCGCCGGTTGTATACCGGAGGCCGTCGAGGCGCTGGTCTGCTCGAGCGTCGGGAGTACAATTTTAGCCGAGACACGATAGATACGGGACACCTTGGTAGGCGGCCTGACCGACAGCGTGATGGCCGGGTAACCGATGGCGATTCCGCCACTACGATCAACCCAACGCGCAACACCCGGCAGCTGAAAGCCTTCGGGGTCAAACGTTCTTGTAACGCCAATGGCGGCGTCCCCAACCGTCTTGTGGACAGAATCCATCCTGTTCGCAATAAGGGCCAGGGATACGGCACCGGCGAGTTTCACTGCAGCGATAGCTGCCATGAGGGGTAACTCCTTATGAAATCACGACATGTACATCTAATTACCGCCCGTAGAAACGCTGGCCTGTGAAGGCTGCCCTCAACAATGCGAGAGCATTCAAAGCGTGCTCGGTAGAAATCGGGTTTTTAAACGAAGGAAAACGCATGCTCGGCCAGCTCGTTAATTTGAGCCGATCAAACACAACGTCGTCCCGAGAATATGACCCATACCGAATATCGACTTGAACATTGTCCTCGTAGTAGTAGTACACATCAAAAAGTGCACTCTGACGAGTGAAGCGAGTTTCGCACCCATCGATAAATGTCAGCCCTTGAAAGTTTGTTAGACCCTCAAGATACTGACCAATGGGTAGAAACCAGTCCACAACGAAAGAATACGGGATGATCTCCCACAATAGATTTATGGGATTATTAAACCCGATCTGAGTCATGAAAGCCTTTAGAGGCTCCCCCATACCGTAACGACACATGAACCGAATTTCAGTTTGGCTCATGATCGTCCGGCTCCCGGCACCTCTGCCGGAGATACTAAGAGAGCTACTATCGGTGATCGGTTTCGATGACTTAGAGGAGCGCACGGTCTGTACCATAAAAGTACCAGCGTTTAAGTACGCTAGACTCTTAGCGGCACCATAGACATCCTGGAGAAGAGGTTTCCACCCGTACTGCAGTTCTAACCAATTATTGGCTAGGGACCGCCCGTACGTGTAGGGAGTTCCTCTCCGTAACACGACTGCCTGAAGACTGTTGTCCCAGGAAAGCCGCGTACCAGGTCGTAGTCTTGGTTGCTCTTTCTGCCATAGAATGCTCATAGCCAACGGTATATTAAGCCGCTTTACGGCCGTGAGAGCACCAGTCAAACGTTTGCAGGTATCAACTACTGCGCGCGTAAGCTGGTTAACTTGTACGAGGTCTTGGGCGAGGTTATTCACCTCATTGCCCGCGCCCTCAGCAAGCTTGTTAATGGCAGCATCCCTACCTGAAAGATCATGGGTAGGTGTTGGTACTCCAGCACCGTATGGACCACCAAAACTGTATGGACCGTAGCCAAAGACGTGGTCAGTGGCAGGAGGTTTGTACCATCCTGTTTCACAGATACCACCATCAGCTACAGTGTACGTCCACACATGATGTGGGTTGATTGGCAGTTTTCGCTTCTTCACACTAGCAAAATTGGGGGTTCTACTCCCATTCCACTCCCTGTAATAACTCGTTCGTGTGGCAACACCCGTCGTTGGAGGGGCGTTGTTGACTTGCGAACAGGTGGACATAGCACGGGTTTTCACTTCCGGGCTAGGCCTAAGTGCAGAAGATCTAGTAGGGCCAATGGTCTTTCTTCGACGATTTCTCATCGGAGAGCTCCCGCAGTTAGTTCTTGCAAAACTGCGTCTAGTCTCGGACCATAAAGCACATGAGCATACGACAGCACTCCAGCTGTGTACGCATAGGGCACTTTTTTGGAGACCGAGCGGACCTTGACGCCCTGCATGTAAAACGTGACGACACACCTTACAGAAGTGATCGGATACCCAAACTGAGAGATTAGCTGTAGACCCGATTGAGGGAGTTTCCTCCACTCAGTCGAGGCAGCAAGAATCGCTCCATGGGCCCCTACACCAACGAAGGAGATATACAATCCACGTTTATAACGCGCAGTTCTTAAGGTACCGGCGGCGCTCAGCAAAGCCGCACTCGTTATAACAGCCCAACCGGGCAATTTGCTATAATAGGGGTAAAGTTTCATCTCACCCCCAGCAAACCGACCAGCTTGGCAATGCCGAGCCATTGGATCACAAAAACACATAGGAGCGAAAACACTGCTCCTCCCACGAAAGCCAGCCAGACCAAGATGACGGTTACGACCGATACTTTCTTACGCATCAGTCGAGATTTAAAGCCGTTGTCTAAAATCATCTGTGCCCCCGTGAGTTGTGATTACAAGAGGTTTCAAACCCTCTCCAATGTAGGCAGGAGGATTTCTTCTGCCTTTTAACCTTCCCAGTCCATGCTCAGTTGATGCACACGTTCATTCTGAGGTTACAAGCAGGACAAATAACAACCTGCTCATACTCGGAGTTCCCTAGGTTACTTGACGCGGAGGTACCGAATGCGATTTTTACGTCGCACCGGCACTCATCCAGGCTCGGATACCTTTGGAAAACTACACGAGTTTCCTCATCACCGACGTGCACACCTAACTGAGTCCCTTTGGAGAAACAGCGAGAGAACTGCTTGAATTTGTATTCAAGCGTAAGTTCTTCCACCTCATGAACCGTCTTAATGTATTCACCTTGGGAAAAGTATGCGTAATACAATCGCATGTTCCCAGGTTTACAAGCAGGCGGCAGCCTCCAACTACGCTCATCTTCCCGTGTTTCAAACGGGTAGACGTCGTTTTGAAGACAAAAGTTAGGGTAGTTACTATCCGCTTTTGCCCTCTGGAAGTAGACACTGTGATGCGAGTTAAGAATTTTGGCTTTTGGCCATTTCTTGACCGCCCAGACCGGCATAACATAACGCCGGTTGGAATATTCCCCTTGATAGATCCCCGGAAGTTCAGCATAAGTCGGCTGAACCTGGTGGATCAGGTCGTAGGCTAATTTTTCACGTGTACACATGATTTTTCCTCATAGGGTTATGGAC